CCGTGCTTGTAAAAAAATGGATCCATATTTTCCGGATCTAAAAAACTTTAAAGAATATCGAGAACCATTTCTTGGTGGTGGAAGTGTTGCAATTCATGTCGCAAAAAAGTATCCACACCTGGATATGTGGGTGAATGATTTTTATAATCCTCTGTATAATTTCTGGTCAATTCTTCGTGATGAATCACAGGAATTGTATGAAGTTTTGAAAGGATACAAAGAAGATCTTGGAGATGTTCCAGATAAAAGCGATGCTACCCCAGCAGAACTAGAAGCATACTATGAAAAAGGTAGAGAACTTTTCAATGAAATGAAGGTTCAACTCAATCATCCAGAAGCAGAAGACTTCTATCGTGCAGTTGCTTTCTACATTATCAACAAGTGTAGCTTCTCTGGTCTTACCGAAAGTTCTTCTTTTTCTGGACAAGCAAGTGTTAGTAACTTCTCTATGAATGGTATCGAAAAAATCCCCGAGTATGGCAAGTTGATCAAAGATTGGAAAATTACTAACTTGTCTTATGAACAACTCCTTACTGATGACAAAGAGTGCTTTACCTACCTTGATCCCCCCTACGAGATCGGAAGTAATCTTTATGGTCGGAGAGGATCTATGCACAAAGGATTCGACCACGACACCTTTGCTAGCGATTGTGATCGTTTTGTCGGTCATCAACTTATATCTTACAATTCGTCGCAACTAATCAAAGATAGGTTTACTGATTGGAATGCTGCCGAGTATGACCTTACTTATACTATGAGGTCTGTTGGTGAATATATGAGAGAGCAGAAAGAACGCAAAGAACTATTACTTTTTAATTATGATTGAACTTAAAGATTGGTTGAATTCAATTAATGATACTAAAAAAAATCTCATAGACGAAGATCCATCTCTTAAAAGCGAATACCCACCATATATTATCAATAGATGCCTCTCTGGGCATTTAGATTGCATCTTATTTGCCAATGAAATGAATAAGCATCCTCATCTAGACAAGGATCTTCAATATTCATTTCTTATAAATACCTTGAGGAAAAAGAAGAGATTCTCTCCCTGGCTCCGTAAGGATAGTGTAAAAGATTTGGAATGTGTTAAGAAATACTATGGTTATAGTAATGAAAAAGCATCCCAGGCTTTAAAGATCCTTAGAAATGATCAAATAAATTGGATCAAACAACGACTTGATACTGGCGGATTAAAATGACAAACCAAACTATTGAACCTCAAGTAAATTGGTCTCCCGATATGATGGTAGAAGTTACCCTTAGGGAACCAGACGATTTCTTAAAAGTAAGAGAAACCCTTACAAGAATTGGTGTAGCATCAAGAAAAGAAAAGAAGTTATACCAAAGTGCTCACATTCTTCACAAACAAGGAAGATATTACATCACTCATTTTAAGGAACTGTTTGCTCTTGATGGTAAACATGCAAATCTTACAGTGAACGATGTTCAACGTAGAAATCGCATCATTCGTCTTCTTTCTGATTGGGGTCTTGTAGAAGTAGTCAGTGAGGATAAGATTATGGATATTGCCCCATTGAATCAAATCAAGGTTATTGCATATAAAGAAAAAAATGAGTGGATTCTTGAGCAAAAATATAATATCGGTGTTAAGAAAAGACTTGTTGCTGAATGAGTTAGGTTATTACTACAATATTTTGGGGGGTTTCAACACCCCCCTTTTTTATGAAAGTATTATAATTAGTAGTGGATGCCGAAAGGATCCACACAATCAAATCTCGCTTCAAAAGGAGAAGTACATATGAGTAACCTCACTACCTGGCGTTTAAACACGTCCGATCTTCCAGCACTCTTTGATAAAATTCAAAAGTATGGACTTGGTTATGATGATTATTGGTTTGACAAATTCCGTAGTCTCCATGAGTCTACATCCAATTATCCACCTTATAACTTAGTTCAGTTAAGCAATGTTGAATCGAAACTCGAAATCGCTCTCGCAGGGTTTAAGAAAGCAGAAGTCTTTGTATACACGCAAGACGGAAAACTCTTTGTGGAAGGACAAAAAGAAGATAAAGAAACAGAATCCACCTACGTCCACAAAGGATTGGCTCAACGATCTTTCACCAGATCTTGGACAATCTCAGATGATACGGAAGTTAGATCAGTTGAATTTGAGGATGGGTTATTGAGTATTGTTCTTGGTAGAATTGTTCCCGAAACACATAAGAGAGTGGACTGGCTCTAAATATAGTGGGCTACCCCCGACGACTATCGTCGGCGCACACGGAGGGGAACTGGCAAAATCCAGTTGACACCCCTCCATTTTTTTGTTAAAATGAACAGAGGTATTTAAAGAACATGACTGTACAAGTTGTTTTGCTAAAATCTGGAGAACAGATTATATCTGATGTTAATGGAATGTTCAGCAAGGAAAATGATGAACTCGTTAAGTATCAACTTAATAAACCGTGTCAGGTCATTATTAATGGGGAATTTCGCGTTACGGAACCTCAGGAAGAACCAAAGGAAAATCAAATGAGTGTTTCTCTCTATCCTTGGCCAGCATTAACTGATGATCTACAAGTAGAAGTGTTTGTTTCCGATACTATAACTAGGGTAAATCCATCGGCAAGTCTTAAAGAAATGTATGAAACGCAGGTATTGAACAATGAAGGAAGAAAAGAAGCAACCGAATCTGATAATGATGGTTCTGCTGACTAATGGTCAGTTGTTGATTACAGAAATTGAAGAGATTCCTGGTGCTGATATTGGTGAGAGAGATTGTAAACTCACCAATCCTTGCTTAATGAACCAGTCCAGTGCAAATATTGATGGACCTTGGATGCAAGATTATGCACCACCAGGTCACAACTGGTTTGAAATTCATTCAGACCAGATTGTGACAATGTTTAAACCCAGAGCAACACTCCTAGAAAAATACGCCGAAGAACTTATCAAATGAGGTTTTACACTAACGTGAAAATGATCGGGAATCGTTTCCTGGTCCGTGGTTATGAAAATGGTGAAAGCGTTAAGTTTAAAGAAGAATATTCTCCAACTTTATTTGTAAAATCTAATAAAGAAACTGAGTATAAAACTCTTGAGGGGGAGTATGTTAAAGCAGTTCAACCCGGTTCCGTGAAAGAATCACGGGACTTTCTTAATGAGTATAAAGGTGTTCATAATTTTCCTATCTATGGGCAGGAAAAATTTATCTATCAATACATCTCTGACAAATATCCAGAAGATGAAATAAAATTTGATATTAGTAAAATCAAAGTTTATACGATTGATATTGAAACCACAACAGAGCAAGGATTTCCAGATCCTAAAGAATGTATCGAAGAAATTCTTCTGATTACAATTCAGGATTATAATACAAAGCAGATTATAACGTGGGGAGTTCATCCATTTGATAATAAGCAAGATAATGTTCAATATATTCAATGTAAATCCGAACAAGATCTTCTTAATAAATTTCTAGTTTATTGGGAAAATAATATTCCTGATATTGTTACTGGTTGGAACATTGAGTTTTTCGATGTTCCATACATTTGTGGTCGTCTTCAAAGAGTTCTGGGAGAAAAGAGAGCAAAAAGTTTTTCTCCTTGGGGATTAGTAACCAGAGAAGAAGTTGAGATTTTTAATAAAACACAAGTCAAATATGATCTTGGTGGGTTATCTCAACTTGACTATCTCGCCATGTATAAAAAGTTTACTTATAAGGCACAAGAATCTTATCGACTAGATTATATTGCAAGTGTTGAACTTGGTCAGAAAAAACTTGATCACTCCGAGTTTGATACATTTAAAGATTTCTATACCAATGGATGGCAAAAGTTCGTCGAATATAACATTATTGACGTAGAACTTGTTGACAGATTGGAAGAAAAAATGAAACTTATCGAACTTGTTTTGAAGATGTCATTTGATGCAAAGGTAAACTTTGAAGATGTTTTCTATCAAGTTCGCATGTGGGATGCTATTATATACAACTTTCTGAAGAAAAAGAACATTGTTATTCCACCAAATAAGAAAGAAGAAAAGGATGAAAAGTATGAGGGTGCTTATGTTAAAGAACCTATTCCGGGATCTTATGACTGGGTGGTGTCTTTTGACCTCAACTCCCTATACCCTCACCTCATTATGCAATACAATATCTCGCCAGAAACTCTTCTGGATGAGAGGCATCCAACGATAAATGTTAATAAGGTTTTGAATAAAAGTTTGGACCTTAGCGAATATTCAGATTATGCTGTGTGTGCTAATGGTGCTATGTTCCGCAAGGATATTCATGGATTCCTTCCTGAATTGATGGAAAAGATATACCAAGAGAGGAAGGGGTATAAGAAAAAAATGCTCCAGGTCGAGCAAGAATATGTTAATACCAAAAATCCCGAGTTATTGAAAGAGATTGCTAAGTGGAATAACTTCCAGATGGCACGTAAGATTCAACTGAACTCTGCTTATGGTGCTGTTGGAAATCAGTATTTTAGATATTACAAGATTGAAAATGCCGAAGCAGTTACTCTTTCTGGAAAGGTTTCTATTCAGTGGATTATGAACGCAGTCAATCAATATCTGAATCAAATTCTAAAAACTGGAGATACTGATTATGTGATTGCTTCTGACACTGACTCCCTTTATATTACATTAGGTCCTTTGGTTGATAAAGTTTTTAAAGGTAAAGAGAAAAATACCGAAAAGATCGTCAACTTTATTGATAAAGCATGTAAAACACAGTTTGAAGATTACATTGAAAAATCTTATACTGAGTTGGCAGATTACGTAAATGCCTATGATCAGAAGATGGTCATGAAACGAGAGTGTATTGCTGAACGTGGAATCTGGACTGCAAAGAAAAGATATATTCTTAGTGTTTGGAATAGTGAAGGCACTAGTTATCTCAATAGTGGATATAAGTTGAAGGTTAAGGGCATGGAATCTGTCAAGTCATCAACTCCAGGTGTTTGTCGTGAAATGTTGAAAAGTGCTTATAAGATTTTGTTGGAAGGAACAAACGATGAAGTGATCGAATATATTGAAAAATGTCGTGAACGATTTAATCAATGTTCAGTCGAAGAAGTTTCTTTCCCCAGATCTATCTCAGATGTGGTAAAATGGAGATCATCATCCACCATTTATCTTAAAGGAACTGGAAAAGGATGTCCTATTCATGTCAGAGGAGCACTTCTCTTCAACCACCATATTAAAGAGAACAATCTGACTCATAAATACTCACTGATTCAAAATGGGGAAAAAGTCAAGTATTGCTATTTGAAAATGCCAAACCCTATACATGAGAATGTAATTACATTTATTCAAGATTTTCCTAAAGAACTTGGGTTGAATAATTACGTTGATTATGACATTCAATTTACTAAAGGATTTCTTGATCCTCTCAAGATTATTTTAAATGCAATTGGATGGGAATCTGAAAAAACTGCGTCACTGATGGATTTTTTTGCATGATAGAATTACCCATAGACAAACAAGAATTTGATATTATTCTTAAGTTACTTGAGAAACATAAAGGAGATCATTGGAGTCTATGGTCAAAAATATGGTCTTATAAAATGAACGTGTTAAACAAGGAGTAATTATGGATTTTCTTAAAGATATTATTAAAGAAGTTGGTGATGAGCACACTAAGTTAGCTGCTGAGATTGATGAAACTGAAACATTTGTTGATACAGGTTCATACATTTTTAATGCACTGGTTTCAGGCAGTCTATTTGGCGGTGTATCTGGGAATAAGATTACTGCTATTGCTGGAGAGTCTTCTACTGGAAAGACTTTCTTCAGTCTCGCCGTTGTTAAGAATTTTCTCGATACCAATCCCGATGGGTATTGTCTCTATTTTGATTCTGAGGCAGCTATCAACAAGTCACTTTTAGAGAGTCGTGGAGTTGATTTAAATCGAACTGTTGTTGTTCCCGTGGTGACTATTGAGGAGTTCCGTGGCAAGGCACTCAAGATGGTTGACATGTACTTAAAAAAACCTGAAGGAGAACGCAATCCTTGCATAATGGTCTTAGACTCTTTAGGAATGCTCTCAACTGAGAAGGAGATCACTGACGCACTCAACGACAAACAAGTCCGTGACATGACCAAATCGCAACTGGTCAAGGGTGCTTTCAGAATGCTTACTTTGAAGTTGGGACAAGCAAAAATCCCCATGATCGTAACCAATCACACTTATGACGTTATCGGTGCTTATGTTCCTACAAAAGAAATGGGTGGTGGTTCTGGTCTCAAGTACGCCAGTTCTACTATCATTCATCTCAGCAAGAAAAAAGAAAAAGATGGAACAGAAGTCATTGGAAATGTTATCAAAGCAAAGACTGCTAAGTCGCGTTTGAGTAAGGAAAATAAAGATGTTGAAGTTCGTCTGTATTACGATGAGCGTGGTCTTGATCGATATTATGGTCTTCTTGAACTCGGTGAACTTGGAGGTTTATGGAAAAACATTGCTGGACGTTATGAAATAGATGGCAAAAAAGTATACGCCAAGGCAATTTACAAAGAACCTGAGAAGTATTTTACTTCCGAGGTAATGGAAAAACTCGATGTGATTGCTCAAGGTGAATTTAAATATGGACAGTAAAGATTTTATTTTACAGATAGATGATGCTTTTTCTCAGCATTCTTGCCAGCAGATAATAAATTTATTTGGAAATAATCCTGGGAAAGAAAGAATAGAGCAAGGTGGTGCTCCCAACTTTACTCAATTAAATATTAGTCAACATCTTCCAGATTTGGTTGATCCTATATCTGCAAGCGTCGTTAGTCATTTGGAACAGTATGAGGAAAAGTTTGAGAAGTTTACTGCATTTTTTCCGGAAGATATATGTCTTGAAGAATTTCGTATAAAGTGCTATGATTCTGCAAGGAGAGATCGATTCGACCTTCATGTTGATGTGACGGATCAAGATTCGTCTGTTAGAATGCTTGCGTTTCTCTATTATTTAAATGATGACTTTACTGGAGGACTAACTATTTTTCCGGATCACGATTTGATAGTTACTCCTAAAACAGGATCAGTAATTATATTTCCACCTACTTGGCAGTATCCCCATAAAGGGACACCTGTAAGAACAGGTAAAAAATACATCTTGTCAACCTACTTGCATTATTATTGATGGAAAAGATTGAATACCTGATTCTCAGGAACCTTATATTTAATGAAGATTACTTAAAAAAAGTTCTTCCTTTTATTCATGAAGAATATTTTCAGGACAAGGATCAAAAAGTATTGTTTTTAATTATTAAAAAATTTGTTGATGAATATAGTAAACAACCAACAAAAGAAATACTTTCTATTGAAACTGAAAACCGTGGTGATTTAAATGAAGATGAATTTAAGACCATCATTCATCTTATCAACTCTTTTGAAGAAGTTGATGTTGAATTTGGATGGTTAATTAATACTACGGAGCAGTGGTGTAAAGACCGTGCTCTTTTTAATTCGATTATGGAGGCAGTTAATCTTTACGAATCTAATAAAGATAGAGGACTAATTCCAACCAAGATACAAGATGCATTAGCAGTTAGTTTTGACAGCAGTATTGGACACGATTACTTAGAAGACACTGAAGAAAGATATGAATTTTACAATACTAAAGAGGAGAGGATTTCTACTGGCATTGAACTTCTTGACAAAATTTATGACGGGGGGTTTGCTCGTAAAACTCTTAATATCGCGCTTGCTGGTACTGGCGTCGGCAAGTCTCTATTCATGTGCTGTGTGGCTAGCTCCGTCTTGCTCTCAGGGAGGAACGTACTCTACATTACAATGGAAATGGCAGAGAAAAAGATTGCTCAGAGAATTGACGCAAATTTAATGAATGTTGACATTAAAGAACTTAAAAAACTCCCTAAGTCAAAGTTTCAAAACAAAGTTAATAGTTTACAACAAAAAACTAATGGAAAACTTATAATTAAGGAATATCCTACTGCATCTGCTCATGCAGGTCATTTTAGAAATCTTCTTAATGATTTGGCGCTTAAAAAATCATTTTATCCTGATATTGTCTTCGTTGATTACCTTAACATTTGTGCTTCCTCTCGGTATAGGGCAGGAAGTAACGTTAATACTTATACTTATATCAAAGGAATTGCTGAAGAAATTAGAGGGCTCGCCGCAGAATTCAATGTACCTTTCGTTTCAGCCACTCAAACTACTCGGAGTGGTTCTATTAGCTCTGACCCTGACCTTACTGACACTAGTGAGTCCTTTGGACTCCCTGCTACTGCTGATACTATGTTTGCCCTTATTAGCAGTGAACAACTGGAAGAACTTGGACAGATAAAAGTAAAACAACTTAAGAATCGTGATGGTGATTTGAATTACTATAGAACCTTCTGTGTGGGGGTTGACAGATCCAAGATGAGGTTGTATGATTTGGAGGAGTCTGCACAAGTAGGACTTTCTGATTCTGGGCAGAATCTTGATGTGGAGTTTAATTTTGGGGAGAAGACAACATCTAAAATGAAAGAAAAGTTTGGAGGATTTGATTTTGAATAGGTATGTTGAGCAAGAGTGGTATTCTGTCATCTATAAAGCAACCGGAGAAAAGAAATGTGATTGTGGATGGGAATGTGATGCCATGATGATTGTTTCAATGAATCCAGAAAAACTTACTTATGTAAAGAGCAATAATCATCTTATGGGACAAGTAGTTGATGTTACACCTCCACCAGCACTTCCCACCAATGAAATAGTTGATCTTGGTGGGAAGTGGGATGATCCAATCCCAGAAGGTATTGACCCTTATAATCTTAGGGGAAGACAACCTATGGAATCAGTTAAAAAGAAACTAAAACCAAGTGAACTAAAGGAGTTTAAACCGGAGTAAAATTATGCCAATGAATACTGCAGCAATCCAACAAGGTGGACGTGCCCCGGAACCACAAAGACCTCAGGGATTTCAAAGTGAGCGACCTCAAATTGTTATTACAAAAGAAGAGCAACCAGATCAAAGTGTAAAATATACTATGACACAAGAAATGAGATCTGTTGATCCAGAACGATACATTGAGTTTGTAAGTGAAGTAACAAGTGCAGAAAGCACTGACTTTGCATCTCTTCTTAAGAGAATGACTCAACTTGAAGTTGACGGGGCAAATGTTCCTAAACTTCTAACCGCCGCTGCTGGACTCTGTGCTGAATCTGGTGAGTTTACTGAGGTAGTGAAGAAAATCACTTTCCAAGGTAAACCATATAATGAAGAGAATATCTTTCATATGAAACGTGAGTTAGGTGATATTCTTTGGTATGTTGCCCAAGCATGTATGGCACTCGACACTGGTTTCGATGAACTCATGGAAATGAACGTTGACAAACTCAAAGCACGTTATCCTGGTGGAGAATTTGATGTCCACTATTCTGAAAATCGTAAGGAGGGAGATGTATGAGCACTCGTCAATTTGTAACCAAGTCTGGAGATACTTGGGAATGGGAAGAAACTAAAGAAGTTATTAAAGCAGTGAAAGATTATTGGAAAGTTGTAAAAGAAAATCAATCTAAAACGTTAGACAAATGAGAATATAAGTACTGCCCCTTCTAAATAATAGAAGGGGTTTTTTATTGCTATGCCTCGATATAATAGAAGCCGATCTTCTTTTTTGAAAGAAATTGGAAGATTAGATAAGATAAATCGAGTTGCACAGGAAACTTCTTGGGATGATACAAATGTATCGTACAATGTTGGTGATCGAAGAACAACTGAAGTTAAAACTTCGGTAAATGATTTTGTTGGTGAAATTGAATCGGTTGAGGATAATCCGAGACCGGCAAATATAATGGAAAGGTTAATCGAGTTAAGTGAAAACTCTTTTCTTGAAACACCTCAGCAAAACATGTATAAATTAATTGAGATACTGGATGAAAGAACGTATGGATATCCTCAACCAGGAGATATTTTTACATTCATTTATCGAGCAAAAACTCCAAAGTTAATTTATGATATGCACCCTGTTACTAGGATAACCCAAATAGGAGCAAATAGTTTTTGGGGATGGAATTATCATCTTAATATGATAAGACAATATAAAGGTGGTGATGGTAGAATCCTCAGTAATTTTTATAAAATAGATGAGGATGAGTTGCCAGTAGTTCTTTCAATTAATACTAAGTTATTGTTAAAAACATAAAATGAAAAGTTTTTCAAATTTCCAAACAGAGGCAAAAAAATCACTTGCTGGATTTCATGCAAAACGATTGGGATTAAAGTATGATAAAAGAACAGGTGGGTATGTTGGAAGACATACTGGGGAATTTGTAGCAAAATCGGTTGATGGCAATTTAAAATTTTATAATCAGAGTCAACAAATTGGAAAAAAAGATCCAAAACAGATTAGAGGTAATCGGTTTCCTAATGATGTTGCTTCTGATCACAGACCAAATAATCCTCTAAGAACCGAAGAGCAAATAAAGGAACTGAGAGAAAGATATATTGCCAAAGAAGTATTTTTAGAAGGTGATTGGGTAAAAAGTATTGCAAACGGAATGGTTGGTAAAATCATTCGTAGGGGAACTAACTATCTCATTTGTGTGACTGAAAATGATGAAATGTTCAAACCATGGGTTCATGATGTAGTTGAATGGACTGAGGTATCTGGAGTTCCTGCAGACCAAAGGTTAGTCGGAACAGATGCTCATAGAGAATATGTTGCCAAGATGGCAGGCACTGAAGGAATAAGGAACTTCATAAATAAGTACAGGGCAAAGAGAGTAAATAAGAAATGAAATCCTATCAGCAATTTCTTTCTGAAGCAGTAAATATTGCTGGAGATTTTAATGGAAATCTCTACATCAATAGTTCAGAACCAGAACCTCAACAAGTCGGGGAAGATTATGTTGCTGATTTTGTTTGGGAAGGAAGTATCTACAGAATGGAATTAGTTTCCACCGGAATGCCATCTAAGATTGACATTGCAGAAAGATTACAAATAGAGTATCCTGGGGCAATCGTTCATCAGATTTATCCAGCAACGCAGAAAGCAAATATTCAAGTATCGGATACTAAGAGATATCATCCAGGTAAACTAGAGTGGTTGTAAGTTATGGCACAGTGGCGTAAGAATATACAGGATTATCTCGACCAAGAGAGAACTCTGCATGAAGTCTACATGCAGTGCGATGAGTATGGGCAAATAATTTCTCCGAGTGCTTGTGGTGAATCAGCATTCGGAGAAACTGTTGCCGTTACTCTTACTCCAAAGGTTCAGGCAGATGCCATCTATGGATTAGATCCAACAACCTTTGAAATCTTTAATTATTCCAATAGTGGCATTGCTACTCATGAGAGTAACATGTTTAAGGTTAGTGCTGGAACCGACGCAAACTCTTATGGTGTTATTAGAAGTAATACTTTTATAAGATACCGTCCTGGTCAAGGTGTGGTATCAAGATTTACAGCATCATTCTCTGAAAATCCAATAGGATTTACTCAGAGAGTAGGACTATTTAATCAGGAAAACGCAATTCAGGTTGGATATAATACTGACGGTAAGTTTGGCGTTCTTCGTGCCACTGGTGGTAAAGCACATATTCATAGAATTACCTTTACAGCACTCGCAAATGGTGATGTAACTGTTACTCTTAATGGAATACCATTCACTACTGTTACATTATCTGGTGGAAGTGTTGCTGCTAATATCTCCCAACTGGTTAAAGGATTAAGACAACAGGCACTCTTTAATGCTCTGTATATCGCAGAGTATGATCAGACAACTCTCAGTGTTCTTTCTACATCTCTTGGAGCACAGAACGGAACATTCAATGTTACCAGTACTGCTACAGTAACATTCACAAGTGCTCATTTACAACAAGGTGTAGCACAGACAGAATATTGGACTCCACAAGAAGAGTTTAACTTAGATAAACTTGATGGCACTGGATACTCTGGTATTACACTAGACCCATCCAAACTAAATGTATATCAAATTAACTTCCGTTGGTTGGGTGCTGGTGAACAGAGATATGCGATTGAGAATCCTCTGAATGGGGATATGATGTTTTTCCATCATGACCATTATACCAATCGAAATACAGTTCCACACTTAGACAATCCATCACTGAAACTTGGATATGTTGCTGCTAATATTACTGGTGCTACAAGTGGTGTTGTGACCACCAGAGGTGCCTCAATGATGGGTGCTGTTGAAGGTATTACCGCACAAACTAGACATTCATACTCAGCATCAGGTTCAAGAACTGATTCAATGAACACTCCTGGAAATTTGTATCATATTTTGTCTATTAAGAATAAACTTATCTTCCAGAACAAAGCAAATACAAGAGATACTGTTGTTAAGAGAATTACTGCTTCTGTAAATACTGTCGGTGATCCTGCTACTGTTTATGTCTATTTAAATTCAAATCTGACCAATAATTTAAACTGGATAAGTGGCAATGAGTTTAATTCTACTCTGATTGCTACTCGGGACTCTACTGGATTGTTTTCTTTACCAATACAATCTCGGGCACCAATCGCAACATTCTTTGTTACTAGTGGAGATACTTTGAATGTTGATGTGTCTGATTTTGGTATTAATATTCCACCAAATAGTTATCTGACAATTGCCATGTCGTCAACATCCAACATGAATGCCGCAAAGTCTGCAGTGATTTATGTGGAAGATTAAATCAAAACTTTAATAAATTTATAAATAAATACAAGGCAAATCATCCTATAATAACATGTCATCCAATATCGCTAAAGATCTTTATGAGGCATATCTTAATGAGATGGAACCTCAGTTAGGTAAGAAGAAAGAAGGTGGTAGTGAAGGTGGTGGAGTATCCTCACCTGACGAAGCTGCTGCTAAGAGAATCCGTCAGGCAGTTTACGACATTAGATATCGTGCAAGAAGAGAAGATATCGATGTAAGTCAGGCATATTCTCAATATATGTCTAATACCTCAATGGCAGCAAATGAGAAATCTGCTGTTAGAGATAAACTGGGTCTTGGCACTGGTGGACAAGCAGGTGGACAAGCAGAAGAATTTGAGTATGTTGATGAGGATGCAAAACCAGGAGAGCGTTATCTCCGTGTTAAACCTCAAAGAGGAACAGGTGAAAAGGAGTATGTAAGAAAATTTGATCCTAAAAATCCTCTTCATCGTCAAAAAGCGGCAAGATTGAGAGCAAAAGGTATTTCTGCAACTCAAACAAGTCATGGTGATCCTTATGATATGGATCATTCAAAAGGTGCTGGTGAAAAGTATGAGAAAAAGTATGGTCCAGCAAATGGTAAAAATACAAAAGGTGATCTTGACAAAGATGGAACAGTAGAACCAGATCGTCATGAGTATGCTGGTGTGAAGGATAAGGCCATCAAGAAAGCGATGGCAAAGAAAGGAACTAAGAAAGAATCTTTCTCCGATTGGAGAGAAGAGATTCGTGAAGTAGTTGAAAAGGCAAATGCCATCAAACAAAAAGATGATCAGATCAAAGAAAAAGCAGTTCATAATACAATCAAAGTAAATCCTGACATTCCCATCAAGGAACTCGCAGATAATCTCGGTGCAGAACTTGTAGAATCTGTTGATCTTGGTGAAGATTTTGAAGAGATGGTTGCAGACTATGCAACTGAGTATTTCTTTGCTGAGGGTTTGAATGAGAATGGAATCGACATTCTGATTGAAGACATCGGTGTTGATGACTTTGTTGATTATGTTTTAGATCTGTTTGAAGAGTTTGAAGAGGAAGTTCTTACTGAAGCAAGAAGAAGTGGTCGTATTGAACCAACTACAAAAACTGGAAAGGATGTTGGATCATTAAAGGGTGGTGCAAAAACAGCAGCAATTAAGCGTCTTCGTGGCGAAAAGGCAAAGAGAAGAGAAGCAGAAGCATCTGCATCTGCAGAAAAACCATCCGGATTGACTGCTGCACTTAAGAGTCAGTCTGAAAAAGCAAAAGTTGCTAAGGGTCTGAAGAAAGCATCAACTGAGAAAAAAGTTGAAAAAGCAAAGGCAGCACAAGCACCTGCTGCGAATAAGTCATCTGAAGGAACTAAGAAGGAGGTTAAGAAGGGAATTCTCGGTGCAATCAGAGACAGAGCAGCAAAAGACACTGAGCAACTCAAGAAGTCTTGGCAGACTGCTAGAGAAGTTGGTAAGAAGCATGAGAGAAACGTAGCAAGAGCAGCAGGAACTGCTGCTGGAGTTGCTGTTGGTGCTGCTAAGGCAGTTCATCGTGCTGGTCAGGAAGCAGGTAGGAGTGAGGCAGGTAAGAGAGTTAAGGCAACTCTCTCAAAGGCAGGTAAAGCTGCTGCTGCAGGTGCTGCTGCTGGTGCTAAGAAAGGTGAAACCAATACCGCAGCAGGTCGTGCAGGTCGTGCAGTTGGAACCTTTATTAAAAAAATGAAGGAAGATTATGAACTCTGGATTGATGAACTGATTGATGAGGGTTACGATGTATGGGAGTATGATGAGTTTTATCTCGTCGAAACTTATCTTCCGGAAGATCTCGATGAGGGACTTGGAACTGCTTTGAGAGGAATGCTTACCTCAAGAAGTCAGAAGGAAAGAGTTGCTGCTGCCAAAGAAAGAATGGCAAAGCATCGTGAAGCAATGGCAAAAGGAGAAACTTCTCCTTATGTTGCTCAGAGAAAGAAACCATCAACTCCAATCAAAAAACCAAACACTTCTGCAAGAGATCCTTGGTCAGGTAATCCCGAGACTGACAAAGCATGGGCAAAGAGATCAGCATCAACCCCTCATGCATACAAAGGAACTCACGAAGAGTTTGAAGAGTGGATGGAAGCAATTCTTGCCGAAGGACTTGATATTGATGAGAATATGCTCTTCCTGATTTATGAATCAAGTCTTGCTGAAGAAATGATGGTCATTTCTGAAAAGGTTGAAATGGATGGTGTTGACGATAACGGCAATACAAAATGCTGGAAAGGTTATGTTAAAAAAGGCACTAAAGTAAAGGGTGGTAAGGAAGTTAACAACTGTGTGAAGGCAGAGGAAACAAAACTTGATTCTATTATTTCTCGAATAAGAGATACTGAAGAAGTTGATGAGGGTGTAGCATCTGCTGCTAGAGTTGCTGGTAAATTGGCAATGAGAGCACTTACATCAAAAGCAGCAAAAAAAGCTGCTAAGAAGGTTGGTAAGTCAGCACTTGCTGGTGCTACTGCTGGTGCTGCAGAGAGAGCGGGAGAAGCTGCTTACGACACTACAAGAAACATTGGTAAAAAGAAAGAGACTGAATGTGAAGAGTTTGTTAGTGAACTGAATCGTTATGAAAAAGAAACTGGTAAAGATTACAGAACTGGAAAAAAATCAACTCCAGGAGGAACTTGGAAAGATGATCCCGTAATGAAGCATATGAATAAAGTAATGGGTAGTAGTAGAATGGGAGTTCAACCAAGGGGCAAAAAGAAAGTTCCTGGTCAAAAACCACCTGCTGCTGGTGAATACGGTGGTCCAATGTCCCCTGCACAAAAAGTTGCAAGGCGTCGTGCCAATGCTCAAAGAGCAATAGATAATATGTCTTCAAGATTTGATTGATTTCAAACCTTCTATTTAATAAATAGTCATAGTTATTATGATTCACAAATTAGGAGGTAAATCATGGAACTTGCAGTAATCTGGGCATGGATTGTAGCTAATGAAGCTGCTCTCGCAACAATTCTTTTAATTGTCTCCGAACTTATGGGGGCGAATACGAAGTTTAAATCGAATGGAATCATTTCTTTCATTCTGCTTCAACTTCAGGAATTTGCTAAGAAGAAAGGTGCAGTAGATCCAACACCTGAAGACTGATTGGATCGTATAAATAAAATACATTTCGATGGGGAGATATAAAAATCAAACTCCCCTTTTTTTATAAATATCTTTATAGATCCTAAAATTACGGAAGAAGAAACATGGCACTCTGGGGTAATAATGATAATGTATCATCTGCGGGCATTGTAACCTGCGATTATACGACTACAGATTCTGAAGGTAATGTAATTGTAAATGGTTGGTTAACTGAGTTTGGTGCAGTTGGATCCGCAAAGACTGGCGATGTAATCCGATTCGGTCTCAGAGATCCTTATGATGCAAATGCAGTCTATATGGGTGATGCTGTAATCGTTTCTATTGCTGGAACACAACAGCTTTCTATTGCTTCCACTCACGGACTTAGTGGAGTTGCAATCGCAGGAACAGACTTCTCAATTAGTGAACTTCCAGTTTATACTGTAGAAGACAGAAGTTATAGCACTGTAAATGATGCAGATGCGACAATTAAAGCTTTAGGTGTTACTGCTTTAGCAACTGGTGACACCGTTATCGGTGATGATTATATCATTGTTTCGACTACTGGACTTGACGTACAAGTTGGCGATTATGTTTTAAACGATGGAAGCAATATTCGTATTGACGCAATCGGTGCAGGAGCAACATCTGTAGAGTTAGTATCTGCACTTACTGCTGATGTTGATACTGGCGATACTGTTGAGTTTAGAAGACTTACTGGTGGTTATGATAAGTATGTTTATGGAGTAGCAGGAGCCGGAGTTACTGCTTCTACGAAGACTATCTATCAGGTGTCACATGCTGGATGGGTTGGAGTTACTACATATATTGACACACATGGAACTCTGAGAGTGAAGTCCGAAACTCTTGTTGCTTCATCTGGAATTCAAACTGGCAACTCTCCATTGTATGATGAAAATCCATACGTTTGATGAATGATTTATGTTATTTGATGAACTGAATGAAAATAATTTTTTATTATTTGCAATAAAGAATTATAGAAATCCTCAAGCAGTTACTGAAGAGGATTTCTATAAGGACTTAAATCATTTTAAATATATAAAAAGATTATTAAAAAGATATAAAAAAGATGGGGAGTTGAGGTGTAACCTACTTATTATACATTTTATAATTTTGTATAATATTTTTGGAGATGCTGCAACTCCCATGCTTTTTTACAAAGTTGAACAAGATTTATGGTCTTGTGTAAAGACATTTATTGTATTTTTGAATAAATTACCGCCTACACCTAGATGTCACATTCATGATATTCCATTTGATGTTGAATGTCTTCGTCAGTTAAAAGAGTTATCAAAAGAAAGATGAATATTGATAAACTTATTTCCATTATCAGAGAAAATATGGTTGTAGGTTCTGGCGGTTTTACTGGATCGTCTCCTGCTGAAGGACCAACTGCCGGGTTTGACCCTTTGATGAGTTTTAAAAATAAGAAAAAAGGAAGTATTGATTTTCGTAAAGTTCCTAAGAACTATAAGAGTTGGGTAAAGTCTTTAAAAAATAAATAATAATATAAATTAAAAAAACAATCTCATGTTTGGGAATCCTAGTGTAAGAAGATCTGATCTTGCCAAACTTGATGTTCTTGAGACCAAATTTGAGATGTACGAAAATCTTTCCAAGTCCATGTTAGAAAAATTGGACGGAGCAGTAACGGCAATTCAAGAAAATAGTAATAAGATTGCTCTTGTTTTAGAGAAGCATGATAATAGAATTGCTATGAATGAAAAGTTTGATCAAGAACAAATAGAAAGAATAAAAGACGTTAGGCAAGAAATAATTTCAGTTAAAGCATCAAATACTTTAGAACATGCACAAGTTGTGGAGAAGATTGAAAGTTTAGAATTAAGAATGGAATCATTTTCAAAATGGAGATGGCAAGCAACTGCTATTATTGGATTTTTGGTATTTCTTGCTACAATAGGACCAGATTTACTTCAACTTTTTGAAAAATTTAATCATAATCATTCTAACCACATTTCAAATGTAACTACTTTTGTGGAAAAAATGTAATAAATATTACAAGGTATGGCATTTAAATGCCAATGAAAAAAATTAAAGATAGTAAAAAAATAAATTACTATAAGTTATTAAAATTAACGAATACTATCCTAAAATGGACATCAGAGATAACTGCCGAGTGCTGTAAGAACGCAGTTGACAAAGGGTTCTGAGTGCTGTAGGATGTGCTCATGCCCGAGGTTTACTATGGATCACGTTGATGTAAAGTACATCATGCTTTTGAGTTCTCGCTTAGAAAAGTTTAAAAAAGTAAAAATAGATACTTATAACTTCCGTTGTCCGATATGTGGAGACTCTAAAAAGAATCGGACAAAAACTAGAGGTTATTTGTATGGAATTAAAAATAATACCAATTACAAATGCCACAATTGTGGAGTTAGTATGTCCTTCAATAATTTTTTGAAGGACTTGGATGTAAATCTACACAAAGAATATGTATTTGAGAAATACAAAACTGGTGCAACTGGAAAAAACTTCACAGCAGAAACACCTAAGTTTGAATTTAAAAAACCAGAATTTAAAAAAAAGTTAAACCTACCTAAAGCAGTAGAAAATGAAAGTGCAAAGGAATACTTAGAAAGTCGAAATTTAAACCCTTATAAATTTTATTACACTCCCAATTTTAAAAGATGGACAAATTCTCTTCAAAAAACTTTTGACAATACTTATTATGATGAGGAGAGAATTGTAATTCCACTTTTTTATAAGAAAGAATTAGTTGGATTTCAAGGGAGATCCATCGGTCCAAGTAAAGTAAAATATATTACTATTATGTTGGACGAAGATGCACCAAAAATTTATGGACTTGATGAAGTTGATGAAAACGAAACAATTTACATTACCGAAGGTCCTTTCGACTCAACCTTTATTAAAAACTCTATTGCTATGTGTGGGGCCGATATTGATATTAGCTCGTTTGGTTGGAGCAATATTGTTTACATCTATGATAACGAGCCACGTAATAGAGAAATCTGTAACAGAATCTCAAAAACCATTGATAGAGGGGAAAAGGTAGTTATATGGCCCGATAACGTATTTGAAAAGGACATTAATGACATGATTCTTGCTGGACGAGATGTTCAAAATATGATAGAATATAATTCCTACAAAGGATTAGAAGCAAAACTTAAGTTTATTAACTGGAAGAAAGTATGAGTAACGGAACTAGCGTTGTCAAGAGGAACGGCAAAATTGAACCTCTTGATTTAGATAAAATGCATCTGATGGTAGATGAAGCAACTAAGAATCTTGCAGGAGTATCTGCAAGTCAAGTTGAAATGAAATCGGGAATTCAATTTTATGATGGTATTACTACGAAAGAAATTCAGGAAATTTTAATTCGTAGTGCCAGTGATTTGATTGATTTGGATCATCCTAATTATCAATATGTTGCTGCTCGACTTCTTTTGTTTTCTATTCGTAAACAACTTTATGGAAAGATGAGGGAACTTCCCCATCTTGAAGAGCACATTATTAATTGTGTTTCTAAAAAACTTTACGATTCTGATATCTTTAATAAGTATTCAAAGGAAGAAATTGAAAAAGCAAATAGTTACATCGAACATGATCGTGATTATTTGTTTACATATGCTGGACTTCGCCAAGTAGTAGATAAATATTTGGTCCAGGATAGAAGCAATGGTGGAGTTTATGAAACTCCTCAATACATGTATATCATGGTTGCTTTGACTATGTTTGCTAACTATCCTAAAGAAAAAAGAATGTCATATGTAAAGAGGTATTATGACGCAATCAGCAAACACAAAATCAACATTCCAACCCCCATCATGGCGGGAGTGCGAACTCCACTTCGACAATTTGCTAGCTGTGTTCTTGTTGATGTTGATGACACCCTCGATAGCATCTTTACTTCTGATATGGCTATTGGCAGATACGTTGCACAAAGGGCGGGCATCGGTATCAACGCAGGCAGAATCCGTGGCATCAACAGTAAAATCCGAGGTGGAGAAGTACAGCATACAGGTGTTATCCCTTTCCTCAAAAAGTTTGAAGCAACTGTCAGATGCTGCACTCAAAATGGCATCCGAGGTGGATCAGCGACTGTCCACTTCCCAATCTGGCACCAAGAAATCGAAGACATCCTGGTACTGAAAAACAATAAAGGTACGGAGGATAATCGTGTTCGTAAACTTGATTACTCAATTCAAATTACTAAAATCTTTTATCAAAGATTTATTGAGGGGGGTGACATTACGCTCTTCTCCCCGCATGATGTACCTGGACTTTATGATTCTTTCGGGACAGATCGATTTGATGATCTATACGTTTCGTATGAAAAGGATCCCTATATTAAGAAGAAGGTTATTTCGGCTCAAGAACTCATTTTCTCGCTTCTTAAAGAACGCGCTGAAACGGGTAGGGTTTACATTATGAATCTTGATCATTGTAATTCCCATAGTTCTTTTAAAGATAAAGTTGAAATGAGTAATCTTTGCCAAGAAATTACTCTTCCAACTTTCCCCCTTCAGCACATTGACGAAGATCACGGTGAAATCGCACTTTGCATCCTTTCTGCTATTAATGTTGGTAAAGTAAGGTCGGATGAAGAACTTGAGGAACTTTGTGATCTTTCAGTTCGTGGTCTTGAGGAATTAATTGATTACCAAGATTATCCAGTAAGAGCAGCAGAGATTGCTACAAAGGCACGTAGATCCCTTGGAATCGGTTTCATTGGTCTTGCTCACTATCTTGCTAAACTAGGTTTCAATTATGATTCTCAGGAGGCATGGGATGCAGTCCATGGTCTTTCTGAATCCTTCCAGTATTATTTGCTTAAGGCATCTAATCAAATCGCAAAAGAAAAGGGACATTGTGAATATTTTGGACGAACTAAGTATGCTGACGGAATTCTTCCAATCGATACATATAAAAAAGACGTAGACGAAATTTCATCGATTAATCTTCAACATGATTGGGAATCCCTTAGAGCATCCATCCTGGAGCACGGTCTCCGGCACTCAACACTGTCCGCACAAATGCCTTCGGAGAGCAGTTCCGTTGTGTCAAATGCCACAAATGGAATCGAACCTCCTAGAGACTACTTGTCCGTTAAGAAATCAAAGAAAGGTCCACTCGTCCAGATTGTCCCACAATATTCATCTCTTAAAAATCATTATACGCTCCTTTGGGACATGGAGTCTAATCGTGGTTATATTAATGTTGTTGCTGTAATGCAAAAATTCTTTGATCAGGCAATTAGTGGGAACTGGAGTTACAATCCAAGAAACTATCCAAACAATGAAATTCCTATTTCTGTAATGGCACAAGATTTCTTGAGTACCTATAAATTTGGTTGGAAGACCAGTTATTATCAAAATACTTATGATATGAAATCTGATGAAATTGAGCATAAAGAAGATACTTTGAGTTCACTTTTAGATGAAATTATGGCCTCCGACGAGGAGGATTGTGAGAGTTGCAAAATTTAAGTAGTAAAACTAACAATAAGCAAATGCAATACGATTTTAAAGTTTCCGAAGAATCTTCGACTAAAATCCAAGGGATGACAGTTTTTAACACAAATGTTGTTGATACTAAAAAGCAATACATGTTTTTTGGTCAACCTCTCGGAATCCAAAGATATGATACATTTAAATATCCGGTATTTGATAAGTTAACCACTCAACAACTTGGATTTTATTGGAGACCAGAAGAAGTTTCACTGCAAAAAGATCGTGGAGATTATCAAACACTTCGTCCAGAACAAAAGCATATCTATACAAGCAACCTCAAGTATCAGATTATGCTTGACTCCGTACAAGGCCGTGGTCCTGGGATGGCTTTTATGCCATACTGTTCATTACCTGAACTTGAGTCTTGCATGAATATTTGGCAAACCATGGAAATGATTCATAGTAGGTCATATACTTACATCATAAAAAACGTATATTCCGATCCTGCTGAAGTTCTGGATAAGATTGTAACTGACGATAAAATTCTTGAACGAGCAAAAAGTGTTACTGAATCTTATGATGAATTTATTAATTCTGCACAACACTATGGAAATTCAAATGATTGGAAACATGCTCTTGAAGGAGTTGACTATGCAAAACTTTCTTTGAATGACGTTAAACGAAAACTCTACAGAGCAGTCGCAAACGTCAACATTTTAGAGGGTATACGATTCTATGTTTCGTTCGCATGTTCATTTGCATTTGGTGAACTCAAACTCATGGAAGGAAGTGCTAAAATTATATCCCTCATCGCAAGAGATGAAAACCAACACCTAGCAATCACTCAAAACATTCTTAATAAATGGAAAGATGGTGATGATCCTGAAATGAAGCAAATTGCTAAAGAGGAGGAAGAATGGGTTTACACCATGTTTAAACGTGCTGTAGATGAGGAAAAGAAGTGGGCAGATTATCTGTTTAAGGATGGAAGCATGATTGGTTTGAATGATAAACTCCTTCAACAGTATGTCGAATGGATTGCAAATCGTAGGATGAAATCCATTGGACTTAAACCAATTTATGATATTGCTGCAAACAATAATCCACTTCCTTGGACACAGCATTGGATTTCTTCCAAGGGTCTTCAAGTTGCACCACAAGAAACTGAAGTTGAATCTTATGTGATTGGTGGAATTAAGCAAGATGTTAGTAAAGATACTTTTAGTGGGTTTAAACTTTGATTCAGAGGGGCAATGCCCCTCTTTTTTTATAAATATAAATAAACGTTTTTTGGAAAAATGAATCCTATTAATCTTTTTGAAGCGTATCACAGCATTTATAACGAAGAATTTATTTTGACCGAAGAGTATGATGCGATTGATCAACTTTCGGATGAAGAACTTCTTGCAATTCTTGAAGAAGTTATTGAAGAAGAAGGATATGATATTGATGAGTCTGTTGAATATATTGAAGAATTGACTAGTTCTGGATTGGATTGGGAAGTTAGATATAGAAAAGAAAGACTTAAGAAAGCAGCAGCAAAGGCAAAGGATCTTGCAGGTAAAGTAGGATCTGCGGCAAAGAGAGTTGCAAAAAAAGGATATGAGGCAGTAAAGAGTGAGGTTAAAAAGCGTGGATTGAAGGATGCCGCGAAGAGTCTCCTTTCAAAAGGACTTCGTAAGGGAGCAGCACTTGCCCGTAAGGCAGCATCAAAGTTAGAACCGACCAAAGAAGCACCTAAGGCAGAAGCACCTAAGGCAGAAGCACCTAAGAAAGCAAAGGTTACTGGTGGAGGAACTAGAGCATCTGATAGACCAGAGGGACACAAAGACGGTCCAAGAACAGCAAAGACCTACAGAGGTGATGGTGTTGGACGTAAAGAGGCAGTTGGTAAAACTGTAAAGGCAGCAGCGGCAGAAAAAGTTAAAGCTGCTAGAAAACCTGCACCATATAGAGGTGCTGGTGCTGGAAGTAAGGAAACTGCATCTTCCGGTGGAATTTCATCGAAAGGTGGAGAAATGGGAGCAGAAGGTAAGAAGGGAACTGCACTTCCTGCTGCTAAAAAGACAAAAGGTGGTAGATTGCCTAATAAGGGCAACTACTCAATGAGAAGAGATATGCATAATAGAAAACTTGCCAAGAAACTTGGTGAGGACTATGATGCACTCGCAGAATACATCCTTGATGACATTATGGAGCAAGGATATGCTGATACTTATGAAGAGGCACTTGTAATCCTTGAGAGCATGACTGATTATGAGATCGGTGATATTGCAGAAGATTTTGTCCTTCTTTCTGAAGAGATTGAAATGGATGAAGCAACCGCAATGGCAAAGCGTGGTCTCGATGAACCAGCAATTCGTAATCAGATTGCAAAAGACACTGCAAAAAATACATCTGGAAGTGGTGCAGCAGCAGATAGAGCAAAAGCACTTGCTGGTAGAGAAACATATGGTGATGCTGACACGAAACATCAACGCGGTGATTTTGCCCGTAAGAGAATGATTGCTCATCGTAGAGCAACTTCAACGGATACGAGTCTGCGTGGATACGGTCATCAGTCCAATGATCCCGCAGTGAAGGCAAAACAGGCAGCAAGGGGGGCACAAAGAGGAAGTGCATCCTTAACACCTGCAGAAAGAAAGCAACTTAATATGGGTGAAGAATTTGATACCTTTGATGTAGTCCTTGAGTATCTTTATGTTGAAGGATACGCAGAAAGTATGGAAGATGCAGAATCAATCATGGTATATTTGGAACCAGAAGCAGTCGAAGCAATTGCAGAATCTGGTTGGCATCGTCGTAATCCAGATAAGATTGGAACCTCTGCAGATCCCGATATGCGTATGAGTAGAACATCATCAGTACCAAGAAATTCTGCTGCTAGTAAATCTCCAGAGAGAACACCTGCAGAGAGAAAGTCTGACAGAAGAGTTGTTTATGATTATTATGGAAAATCCGGTAGAGAAGAAGCCATCAAGAGAGCAAAAGCAGAGAGAGATGCTGCAAGAGAGAGAAGAAGAAATCGTTAACAAATGAAGATATTTGAATAAAATTTGATAAATAGGGGGGAGTAATACCCCTCTATTTTTATGTCAAGTAACGGAGTGAACAAAGAAGAATTAAAAGTTCGGGTAATGAGGTTGAAAAGAGCAGTAGATAATGAAGGACCAGATGTATGGAAGGGAGAAAGAGCACTTGCTCATAAATACCTCAATAAAGTTTTAGATATTCTTGATGAATACAGGTATTGACTATGAAAATCCGTGGTGCTATGATAACGGATATTTTACTAGTGATGATATTGGAGACTACTTTGGTTTTGTTTATAACATTACCAATCTCACAAACGAACGACAATATATTGGTAGAAAATATTTTTGGTCTTTTAGAAAACCAAAAGGAAAGAGTAGAAAAGTAAAAATAGAATCTGATTGGAAAAAATACTATGGATCTTGCCCAGAACTTAAAGAAGATATTGAAAAATACGGCAAGGGAAATTTTAAAAGAACTATCCTCTCTTTACACGGAACTAAAGGAAGAGTCAACTTTGAAGAAACACGACAACTCTTCCTCAACGGAGTCCTCACCGAATCCCTTGACAATGGAGAACCTGCCTACTACAATAGCAACATCCTCAGCAGGTACTTCCGAAAAGACTACTATGGAAAAGATTGTGATTGATTCTACCGAAGAGGTAATTATTTGGGTTGTCAATAAAATCAACGAATTGATTGAAGAGGATACTGAAGAATCTAGAAAAAACGCAATGTCTATGATTGAAGAGTATCAAGAATGGATTGATGCACTTCAAGATGATGGAGAAATAGATTACACTACTATTGCTGATAAGAATAATAAAGGGTGGACTGAAGAACAGGAAATCGACATACAAGACCCTTGGGCTTGACAAATTCTAAATAATAACTTATTATGTGCAGACCTGTCGAAAGGCAGGTTTTTTATTATGAGTCTTTGACTTGATTTTAGAGCCGTGGAAAGTGCCTTTTGCGAAAAGGGTGTACCCCCTTTCTATACGGATGTAGAGTTCAATTAAAATTAATGCTTAAAACCCTTACAAGTTTAACCGTATCACTTCTTGGTGCGGTTGTAACATCAGCGGCAACACTGCCAACACCGGGATTTGCTACTTCAACTAATAATCCACCAATCGAAGAAACTAAATCCCAGGAGACAGCGACCAAAGAGGTTGCTCCCGAAATGCCTAAAGTAAAACGGTTTGTTTGTAACGGATGTAATGCTAATGAAATAAAAACATTAGAGTTTTTACAAGAACGTGGAATAAAAGACAAAAATGCTCTTGCAACCATCATGGGCAATATTAGGCAAGAATCTGCATTTGTTCCTAATATTTGTGAAGGTGGTGCCAGAACATCATATCGTGGATGTGGAAGAGGTTATGGACTCATCCAATGGACTTCTGCGAATCGTTACCATGGATTGGGTCAACATGCTGTTAGTATTGGTGGCAATCCCTCTTCACTTGACACTCAATTGAAGTTCATGTTACATGAGGGAGACTGGAAAATGATTGAACCTCAAATGAAAACACCTGGCAAGACAATTAATCAGTATATGATGCTTGCTAGTAAATGGATTCGTTGGGGTCATCATGGTGCTAGAACCAATTATGCATATGATTACTCTAAACGATTTGTATTAGTGGAAAACTGAATAAATATGGGAGAGTGATACTCTCCTTTTTTTATGTCTAAATTACTAACTGATTTTAAAGAAAAACTTATAGGTCTTTATCATAATCGAAACCAAGCATATAGTCATCCACAGCAGTGGGCACACATATACGTTGAATTTAAAGAAACTGAAGATGGAAATATCCACTCAAAGAGTTGGTATGCCGTAGAGGGTTCAAGTAAACCATATCGTGATACTTTGCTGAAAGTAAAAGAAGAGGGGAAAACTATAATCGTTACTCCGGTGAATAATATTACAAATACTGAATCTTGTGATATTGTCTTTGAAAAATATGGTGAGTATTGGATAGGAGAAAATGAGAAATGTATTATTCCCGATAAGAATACTTACGTTTCAACATCACTCAAATTTGATGGAAAAAACTATTTTTCAAGAGATGCTGGATATGATTTACAAAGTGATAGATTTCTTTGGGGTAAGGATAAACATGAAGGTCATTTCCACTTCATAAAAACAAAGTAAATGGAAAATCTTCCAGAAAATTCAAAAGAAGTTGTAGATAGTATTTCTAAAACTAAATTATTGAAAGTTGAAGATGAATCTGGATCTATAACTTTAGAGGCACATAATCAAGTAAATATTCAACCAAATGGAACTCCATTTGGGGCAAAGTTGAAGTTGGAAACAAATGGTTCTATAACACCAACTCTAACATTTGATACTAAAAAAATGAGAGAGAAAATTCAAAAAACAGAACCATCTCAATCCATCAACAATGCTCTAGAGGAGTATTTTAAAAATGAAAATAGTTGAATACTTAAAGCAAATAAATTGGTTTGATCAAGAAAGTAAATTTAATATACTTCATTTTAAATTTGGTAAAGAACGCAAACCAATCACACACTACATGAAAATTGGAGTGATATTAAGATTATCTTTAAATGTTCTATCATTTCTTCCTGGTGTTGATGAAGAAAGAATGTTTAATTTGATCGATGAAGCACAACTTCATCTTGGTGTTGATTTATTAAATGATTATATCATTCAAGATAAGGAATTACTTACCTATAGAATTCGTAGAAGAGTTCAAAAAGCAATAGAAGAGTATAAATCTAAAAATGAGAGTTAACATTCTTGGGAAACAGTCTCTTGCTTCTGCAATTATTGTTGCAGGAGTAAACTGGGTTCGATTTTGGTTAAAAAGTAAAACTGGAATTGAGTTGGAAGAAAATATTATTTGGAAAATATATTATGAATTTGATAGATTTTCTGAAAGATTGAAACTTCAGAAGATGATTGAAAGTGTGGATGAAGAGGAATTTTTTAAATTTCTTGATGAATTTATTGAAGTTGTTGATGATGAGACTGTGAAGAATCCAAAGATACTTGAAAATAGACAACTTCTTTGGGAAATTTTTAAAGTCTTAAAGGAGTTATCTAAGAAAGGGTGGGTAAGAGATAATCCTGTTACTGACGAGGTTAAATACCAGATAAATAAGAAAATAAATGAAACACCGGAATTACTTGATTACAAAGTAAAACGAGATGTTGATAGAGCAATATCCGATTATAAAAAAGAATCGGAAAAGATTCATAAACCAGAACCTGAAATAAAACCTATATTCACTGAAACTCTTGAAGGTGAAACACTTTTAGGAGGTGAAATGCGATTAAGAGCACCTTGGATTAACGAAGATGGATCAACAAGATAAAGAAGCACTTGACAAAGCGTATTCGGACATGATAAAAAGTTTATTTCAAAATTATGTTTTGGATCAAGACTTCAATAAGTTAAAGAGAGGTTTGACACATCTTAAAAAATCAAGAGATACCGTCTCAGATCTCCTTCAAGGGGGTTGACATCCCAGAGATCTTGTGGTATTCTATAGAAGTGGTCGAGGGAACAACCTCGCATCAAGTCGGGTAGGTGTCCGAGTGGTTAATGGAAACGGACTGTAAATCCGTCGGCTCCGCCTTCGGGGGTTCAAATCCCTCCCTGCCCACCTTAGGGTCTGTAACTCAATGGTAGAGTAACGGGCTTTTAACCTGGAAGTTGTGGGTTCGAGTCCCACCAGACCCATTGCCGTGGTTCAAACCTTATGATAGAATCCAGTGGGGCATCTGTCGGACAGGTTTGATTTAGATTCACAACCACACGGCACCACTTGACAATCAAATCCTTTTGTGGTATGATTGTCTCATCGGTCCTCTACCGAACTCGGTGAACTAAGTGAGGATCTTTTGTCTCAGTAGCTCAGTTGGATAGAGCATCTGCCTTCTAAGCAGTTGGTCGGGGGTTCAAGTCCCTCCTGAGACGCCAGGGGAATTAGCTCAGTT